TGCTGGATAGCATCAACCGCACCCTGCTACAAATCAAGTGGTTAGTTGTGGGTGGTGCTGTTGTTTATTGGAGTCAGTCTATGGGATTGTTCTCAGCCCTCAAATTACTAGGAGTATAATATGTTAGGTGTAACAGACTTGATTGCTGGTATCTTTAAACCAGCCGCAGAGTTAGTGGACAAACTACACACTAGTGATGATGAACGACTAAAAGCAAAAGGGCATCTGCTAGATGTCCAAGCTGCTGCCATGCAGCGTGTGTTTGACTACGAAACTTCTCGCATTGAAGGACAACAAAAGATTGTTGCAGCAGAAGCTCAAAGCGAACACTTCATCGTTGCCGCGTGGAGACCAATAACAATGTTAACCTTTCTTGCACTAGCTGTAGGCGACACCTTCGGGTTATTTGCTACGCCCCTTCGTGATGAAGCTTGGGCGTTACTACAGCTTGGCTTAGGCGGCTATGTCGTAGGACGTAGTGGTGAGAAGATTGCAAAGGTTATGAAAGGATAAATTATGGATACTAAAATATTAGACGAACTGCACGACAGTGTAGCTAAAGACTTGTTACAGAAAGTTAAATCAGGTGAAGCATCTGCATCAGAATTGTCAGTAGCGACTAAGTTCCTAAAAGATAACGGAGCTGTTCACGAGGTTGTAACATCAGAGTCTCCTATGGCTAACTTACTGGAGGCATTACCCTTTGAGGAGATGTCCCATTGAGAAACTATAAGAAAGAATACGCTAATTACCATAGCAGCGACAAACAAAAGAAAAGAAGAGCAGCGCGTAACACATCGAGGTCGTTAATGATCAAGAAGAGAGGTGCTGCGGCTGTCGCTGGTAAGGACGTAGATCATAAAGACAGAAACCCGCAAAACAAATCTACAAGTAACTTGCGAATACAAAGCAAGAAGAAGAATAGGAGCCGTAATGGATAAGATGCCAGATCAGTTAAAAGACTTCCGTAACTTTATGTATATAGTTTGGAAGCACCTTAACTTGCCTGATCCAACTCCAGTACAGTACGACATGGCAGACTATATTCAGAACTGTCCTCGTAGAGCAATCATTGAAGCATTCCGTGGTGTAGGTAAGTCATACATTACAGCAGCATTCGTGGTACACCAATTACTTCTCGATCCACAAAAGAAGTTCATGGTAGTGTCAGCATCAAAACAAAGAGCTGACGATTTTTCCACATTCACACAACGTTTAATCCTAGAACTCCCAATATGCCAACATCTCATAGCAACAAGTGAGCAAAGGTGGAGTAAGATTGCGTTTGATGTAAGACCCGCGCTGGCTAGTGGTAGCCCTTCTGTTAAATCAGTAGGTATCACTGGTCAGTTAACGGGCAGTCGAGCAGACATCATTATCGCAGATGACATCGAGGTACCTAACAATTCTATGACGCAAATGATGCGCGAGAAATTAGGTGAAGCTGTTAAAGAATTTGATGCGGTACTAAAACCAGAGGGTAAGATTCTTTATCTTGGTACACCACAGTGTGAGATGAGTCTATATAATACACTCACAGAACGTGGTTATCAGATGAGAGTCTGGACTGCTAGATACCCGTCCATAGAGAAGGCTGAGAAGTCGTATGGCGCACGTTTAGCACCTACCCTTTGGGATGCTATGCACAATGCAGAAAGTCCCTTAGACGGCAATCCCGTAGATCCTCTGCGATTTGATGACGAGGACTTAATGGAACGTGAGCTATCTTATGGTCGTTCAGGTTTTGCATTGCAGTTTATGTTAGACACAAGTCTAGCAGACATGGATAGATACCCATTGAAGCTTAATGATCTTATGGTGATGTCGATAGACAACGATAAAGCACCCGAGAAGCTCGTGTATGGCGTTATGAAGCCTGTTAGTGACCTACCTAATGTAGGACTGGCGGGTGACAAGTACTACGCCCCAGAAGCGATTCTAGGAGACTACATAGAGTACGATGGTTCGGTATTAGTGATTGATCCATCTGGTAGAGGTCAAGATGAAACAGCTTATGCTGTTGTTAAGATGTTAAACGGCTACTTGTACGTCTCAGACTGTTCAGGTATTCAAGGTGGTTACGATGAAACTACGCTAACGAAGTTATGTAACATAGCGAAGGAACATAAAGTAAACGCTGTACTGGTGGAGAGTAACTTTGGTGACGGTATGTTTACAGAACTACTGAAACCTTTCTTGAAAAAGATATATCCAGTTACTACTGAGGAAGTACGACACAGTAAGCAGAAAGAACTACGTATTATTGATACACTAGAGCCTGTAATGAACCAGCACAAGCTCGTATTCGATCCTAGGGTTATCCAAAAGGACTTTGACAGCGTTCAACACCATCCCCCTGAGAAGGCTCAGAGGTATATGTTAACGTACCAGATGACTCGTATAACAAAGGATAGGGGATCACTAGCGCATGACGATAGATTAGATGCACTAGCGATGGGTGTAGCGTATTGGGTAGAACAGATGGCTGCTGATGTAGAAGAAGAGATGCAAGACAGAAAGAATAAGCTATTGATGGACGAGATAGATAAGTTTGTTAACGGTTATAATGTAAACTCACCCCAAAGAGCTAACACATGGATTTAAAAAAACTAATAATGCTTGTGTTCTTAAGTTCCCCTGTGCTGGCTAATGATGCAGAGCAGGGTGACTTTAGTAACAACACACAAGCAGAGACTATTACCACAACAACCAGCACTGTAGTAAGTCAAGAAGGTACACCAGTACCCACAGCAGTAGGCGCAGCTGCCCCAGTTTACAACCAAGATATTTGTGTTGTATCGAATGGGAGAGGGGTTCAGACTTTACAGATAGGCTTATCTTACGGTTCTTCTACAAGAGATGAAACCTGTGAGCTGCTTAAGCTATCTAGACAGTTAGAACACCTCGGCTTAAAAGTTGCTGCTACCAGTGTACTATGTAATGACCCTAGAGTATTTCATGCGATGTTAAACGCAAAAACCCCATGCCCGATAGGAGGACTAATCGGTGATAAAGCAACTAAATATTATAAAGACAACCCTGATATTGTCCCTGATGCTCCTGTTATCAAACGAAGCAAGAGCGGGCGGTCTGTACATCCCAAGCTCATTGCAGGAAAGTATAAACGACATTGATAACACTATCGATAAAGGCTTGTCAGAGTTTACGCAAATGACTCAAGAGTCTATGGAGAAAGGCAACACTGTTATCTTTAACCAATATACAGGAGACCAGTACAAGCTTAAGCAATACCAAGTAGATGCTTTCAATACGTTCTATACTGAGGGACTAGCTAATAGTACCCCAGAGGCTGTCACAGCTGTAGCCTTAGACAGTTTAATAGAAGACAAGCAGTATGACTATGAGGTCGCTAAAGAGTCCCTAATCGAAGCAGCAAGCGATATAGCACAGGTGACAGAGGTAGCAGAGATAATTGCCACTGGTAATCAGGAGCAAGTGGTAAACGCACAAGAGTATGCAGTTACAAATGACTTAGTTGAGATTAAGCAAGATGATGTAGAGCAGTATAACACTAGTATTGATTCTATGCTTGAAGCTTCCATGACAAAGAACATGATTGAAGCCTACTCACAAGACATACAGATAGTTGATACCATAGCTCAACTTGTAATAGACACTCAAACAACTCAAGCATTCTTTGATACAGTGACTATAACAATTGATGAACTCAACCCTACAGCCCTTAACGTAGCTTGGGACGAGTATAGTATGATTGTCGAAAGTGATATGCAAAACTACTATGCACAAATCCCTAACTTGGAGATGATGCTAAGATGATGGACGTTAAAACATTCTCCGTATGGGTAGGACTAGCTAGTACAATCGCTGGTGCTGCCATTGGATACGGAACATTACAAGAGAAGGTGGCAACACTGGAAGCAAATGTAGACTCTACAACGTTAGAGTCACGTTTAGTTAAACTAGAAACAAGGGTAGAAGATAATGACATTGGAAAAATTGGAAAAGAAATTGAACAACTGCGTGGCAGGATTAATAACTTGGATGAGAAAGTTGGCAGCCTTAGTATCCCAAGCACAAGCGGCATTGAAAAAGAGCTGGTTGTCCTTAAAGAACAAGTTAAAGGCGTTAAAAGAAGCATTAAAAAGCTAAGTGAGAATCCCTTGCTATGACTGGGTTTAAAAGGTCATGCCCCTTATAGGAATACAGACCCCCTCCCCCCCTTTACATACCTATAGTATATAGAAGTATGTTTAGGAATGTTTAAGGATGTTAAAGAGTGATGAATATTACCTATGGTATAAGTACAGGTAGTGTAGGTAGGATACTTTAACACTGGTTTAGGGATACCCCCCACCAGCCCCTCCTTATTGATATATTAAGACCTCTTAGCACTTTAACTGGGCTTCGCTACCTTTGTCTCAGGGGTCTTAATTTTGTTACAAAAATCTGAGGTGGTATATCGTATGTGGGGCAGTGGGCGTTCCCCCGTATGGATGCGAATGAGAATCATTATCATCTATCACGGGTTTGTAAATGAGAATCATTATCATTTGCCACAACCTACGCCACAGAATAGAATCTAGCCGCTCTGCCGCTGATATTACAGAGGATATAAAAACCACTGCTTGCAGCTCTACTACTGTATATCCATACAGGCTGTACATTCATACAGT